GCAGGCAGGCCACCGGGACACGTTCCCATCGTGTCTCCGGCTCCCTACGGTTGCAAACCGCGACTGGTCGGACGCCATTGTGTGTCGTCAGACCAGCTATCCCTCCTTGTTTGAGGTGAGGGACGCTTCTCGCTGTCGATGACTAGGGATTGCTAAGTTCCCTGGTCATGCGGTTCCTGATGGAAGCCGCAGCACAGCGTATGATGGAGCGCAGGGCATCGCCCCTGCTCGTTTTTGGAGTGACTAGTAACGAGACGCAGAACAAAGAGACAACTGTGGAGTTGTTGGCTTCTGCAGCGTGGATAAGTGGCGAACCATCGGCCAATTGGTTAACATCGGTGTCTTCGACCGACAACAAGGTGTTGCCGGCGCTAGGGGTGATGGGTTGGCTAAATGTCAATGTCATCCCCGTGCCGGTGGTGAGGCCGGCAACGAGGCAATTTTGCTGAGTAATCAGCATGATCATGGGTCCGGTGTACACCCCAGGTGGGAACCCAGGGACACGCAAAATGAAGTCAGCAGCCAGTGTCGTGCCTGTGGAGCCAGACCAACCTGCGTAAGCTCCAACGCCAGATAGGGTTGTCAACGAATCGGTCTGGATGTAGGAAACGCCTGATCCTCGGCCAATCTGGCTCTGAATGAGGTGGATGTTGTCGGCGGTTGGCAGGCTAGGAATCTTTGGGGCGTCAAATGTTACAGTGTAGTCTATCCAAATCGAGCCGGGTGATGCTGTCAGCCCCGTCGATACAGCCGTTACAGCAGAGAAGGCACAGCCGTTATCGGCTGTGCTACCCGTGTTGAGCCATTTTTGGCGCATGCACCGTGAGGCGTCAATTGCGGTTTTTGCCCCTTTCCAGACGGGTGTGATGACCCTGGGGGACATGTAGGTCGCTTCGCCGAAGCTTGGCGTGCCTGCATCGTTCCCTGGGGAATAGTCAATCCCGGTGACGGTTTCCCCTGACACGACCGTTCCAGAAGAGGAGACGTAGGTGATGACAGGGTTTCCGGAGAGGCGGTAGTTTTGGTAGATGGCCGCAAAAGAGTCGAGGTGCTTGAGGCCGCTGATACCTGGTGAGAAGTAGTGCCGTTCGGCGTCAACAGAATTGACGTTGTACCAGAACTCCCTGTAGCGCACATGGAGGGTCCCTGTCGTGTTCGACGTGACCCTCGTTGCTTGCATTGGGTTTCTGGCTCGGCGTGTTGATTTCTTTTGTTGAGGCGCTGGTCGTCTCGGCATATCGGAGCGTGGTCCCTCGTACCATCCACACCGTTAGTCAGCTGCACCCGAGTCGAATCGGCATGCCCGCCGAAGCGGAACAATTCAAAAAGTTTCTCCAGGGGCGCCTGTCGGAGCAATTCACATTTCTCTGACAGTTCTGGGGTGGTCAAGCAAAAGCGCTCGGCCACTTTGGTGTTCACGAGGTCCTGTTCGTCATCGGCGTCGGGCCAAGGCCCAACGTTGTAGCGATCGGTTTCCCCGTCCTCGCTCTTAAACCGGTCGGCAAAATCACCCACCACAGGAGTGGCGGCATCGGTTATGAGATACCCATTGGCCTTACGCTGTAAGGCTATGTCGTCAGGTACATCTGACTTGAGGTTTAGGTGCATTTTGGTGATAGCACGCACTGGGTCAGTGTAGGATCGACGGGTGGTCATGGGGCTCACAAAGAATCGCGACACAAAAGGCACTTCCGTGTTACCGACGCAGACAGTCGTTTTTACGCGGAGGCCAGCCATATCACAGGCCAACTTAATGCTCGGCTCACTAGCTGATTCTACAGAGTCGTCGCCCATTTTCGGGCCAATTCGCAGATACGCAGCTGAGGGATCATTCCCATCGAGCCTTAAAGCGGCGTAGCCTATGAAGGCATTTAGCATAGTATTCCCATCAGTCGTTGTGGGGCTTCCTGAACCACGCCCGAACCCGTTACTGTACGCTACCCCATTCCGGGTCCAAATCCGTTGTTGGACGTCGGCGCGGAGTAGTTGACGGAGGCGGGGTTGGTGCTCGGCAGTGAAGTACCTGATGTATGCGGCTGACTCGACACATCTTCGGAGATCAGAACTTATTGTACCATCGAACTTAGAAAAATCGGTGCTGCTACATCCGCCGTGCATCTTGACCAGGTCGCACACATTAGTGGCGATCTGGTCGGGTGTCTGGCCGGGGCAGTACCATTTCTGTTCTTTCAAAATTTGTTGTTTAAAGGCGTGTGTGAACCTTGAAAAATCTGTGTACATGACGTCGTTGGTCTGGGTTATGAGTCTGACAAGCCCGGCTTCCGCATAAGCCTCCGGTTTTAGGAAGCTCGAATGCATCGCGGGCTCTGTCAATAATTCCCTGTCCGCAGCCTCAATACGGGCCCGCTGTCTGGCGTTCGCTTGTGAGTACAAAGTGTCTCTGTCAAGTGGGCCACCTTTGGCTGGGTTGGGAACCAACATCGTGACGAATTCCTTGGCGTAGGTTTTCATCGCCTTGTTTAGTCTCTTATTGTTGGCAACCTTAGTGACCCGACCATCCACGGACGCTTGTTCGTTCACCGCATTGACGGTGGGGGTTAACGCGGGGATGTCGGTGAGGCTGACCGCAGCCGTTGTGCTGCACGGCGTCTCGTTGATATTTTCAAAAATTAGATCACTTGTCACCTCAAACTGCGGTACGCTTAAAATTCGCATTTCTGAGAGGGTCGGAGCTTCGCCACTAAAATAAAGTGCTATTGTGCAGGCGGCACATTCGGGGCTCTCAACACCATTGTTAGTTAAAATCCGTTTTACTTCGTTGGCGGTCACACGGGCCGTTTTAGACCTGGCGCAAGTGGCCACCATCGCGGTTATTGTGCAGTAAATTACGTCGGTCACGGTGTGGCTGACTGATGTCCAGCCTACCAACTTAAAATTGTGTTGCACACCATTTGGAGTGAATCTAGCTTGATGTAAGACCCCGTTGTTTTGCTCGGCACGTTGGCGGCTAAAAAGCCGTGCCTCGCTGGCCATGGTTACGTCCATTAGGTGTAGTGGATCTACAACCTTACGAACGGGCACGATGCTGACGACTGAGTGACACGAAGACACTGGTCGAGAAGCAACGTTGCAAACGACGTACCCGTACCACTTCTTCACGGCGATGACGTCGGTCCCGTAGTCCCAGAGTTTGTGAGTGTAAACAGTCCCGCCAGGGACGCTAAAACTCACAGTGTCAGGCTTGACCATCGAAAACGAACCTTCCATGTACACTCCAGCCAGTTTGTCTGGGGTGAAAGTGTACAGGATGAGTGGGTTTTGGTTGATCAAGTCGGAGTACTGTTCTGGTTCAAGGTAATAATCGACATCTACCATCGTGAGAAGGGTGTTGTTTGGGTCGTGGGAAGCGTCTGGTTTCCTTGAGATGGTGAGGTCTTTCCAGTCGTACGCCGTTCGGCTGCCGGAGCAGTCTTCGCGGTCGCTGGTCTGGTAATCGTACCTGTCCATCTTAAGTAGCCTCGCAGTCGCGCTGAATGCTCTAGTGGCATCTGCACGATGTGCGGCTAGGCGGCCATGGGGGTGGCCAGGCCTAGGTCTACCGTTCCCAATGCCGGAATAGGCAATGTCTCTAAGCCTCTTGAAAAGTCTCGTCGCACCAGGGATCTCAAAGACAAACAGGCCTTGGTATCGCCAGCCGCTCAGCCTTATTAGGATGGCGCAGAGGCGTCCCAACGAGGGTTTGAGTAAGGCATAGAAAACACGGTGGCTGTGTTTGAGCAGGTAGAACAGTGGTGGACGGAACAGTTTGTCACAGGTGGCGAAACATTCCTTTACCGTATCGGTAGCGGAGGGCGAGCTCATTG